GTATTTTCCCTGATGCACTTATTCAATGCCTGCTTAATTTGCTTTGCTTTCTTATCATCCACAAACTTTACGGTTTGTGCAATCAACTTTGCAAACTTGATAGGTTCGGAAACGTCACCGAAATTACCAGCACAGGTGTCATAATTGCCAGTAAAGATACGGGCAACGGGTTTCACAAACTTCACATAGGGAGTGTCAGTAATGATGAATTTCATAGGGGTTGCTACAGCATCACGCAGGTCAGATTCTGCGGTGTAGAATGTATGCGGAGCAATGATGATGTTCTGGTCAATTACTGTCGGAAACTTATAGGTGATTGTATTTGGACGGTATTCATCACTGCCACCAAATCCGATAAAATCGCCTTGGAAAATGCCGTCTGTAGAAGGCAACCAATCAAAACAAGCGTGCAGAATTTTTGCAACTTCGCCCACATGGTTCTGGTCAATTTCCGCATGAGATTCGTTGATCTTGATTTTAACTTTGTTGAAGACACTTTTGGTGCCTACAAAGAAGTTTCCAGTGGCAGGATTGCGTCCCCAGACAATAGCGGGAGCACCGTCCATCTTCACGCTTAAGTGACCCTTTGCCAGCAGCAGGTCCAGAACGCTCAGGTCCCCCGTCAGGATGGTGTCTTCGGGGTGTTCGATGTGTTTGTTTTGCATGGTCCTATTATGGGGCATCGGGGGGCACTCTGGGGGGTTTGGTGGACAGTGTGTCAACTGGTCGGGCAGCCGACCTGAGTATAAAGAAAGGGGACTTAATCGTCCCCGAATTCTTTATGCCAACAGCAGGTCGTTGGAAAGTGTACCCAGTTTCATAGAGTTGCGGAACTCAGTGACAAAGAACTCAGTGCCATTGTAGAGACGAATGAACCACTTCCAGTCCTTTTGAAATACACCTTCACCAGCGATTGCGTGCTCACTCAGAATAGCATTGATGCGGGATTTGGTGGTGTTAGATTGATAACCACCGTCCCACAAACGAACGCCGAAGTCACCAACCTCAGCAATTTTGTTGCCGTGGAGATACACCGTAGAGGTGTCAGTGTCGGCATCATAAATGACAGCAGTGTTGTCACATTGCCAGTTCTGATTGTTAGAAATGGCGGCGTTCATTTGCTGTTCGATCTTACGCATGAGGTCGTTTCGTTTGAACATGTTCAATGTAGTCGGTCGGGGGGCACTGTGCGTCTTTTGTGTGCCACTTCCCCAACTGGTTGCCGCGGCCGACCAGTTTGTGACATTTAGTGGTTACATTGATTCTATTGCCTTCTCCAATTGTTCGTTGCGTTCTTTTATCATTTCCACCATATTGGAATCTAACAAATCGATGAGCAAATTAGCGCCCAGGATGACAACGATGGTAGCAAGAAAAATTCGCATTAGTGTCACTCTCCGTGAAAAGCAAAGTGTGCATCAACAACAAAATCGATCACGTCGTCAGTTGCACTCACGTCGAAACGATCGCAGAACCAATCGACACAATCATCGGCAGGTAGCATAGTGTCAAACATGAACCCCTGAAGTTCAGAGAGGTTAGAGTCAGAAAAGAGTTGTGTTTTGTTCATGCCCCTATTATAAGCACGGGGCGGCACGGTTTGGGGTTCGCACTGTGCCACTATGCCAACTGGTCGGGCAGCCGACTCAGTTTGTGTTACTTTCCTCCAAAAGTTCGGGGTAGTATTCTTTCACTTCGGTAAAGATTTCTTCATCCGAATACTTATCATAATCCTCACTCATGCTATCATAAAGAATTGCCACCATAGTTTTGATGTCCATGTCATCCAGGATTTGCTGGATCATGTTGTCTTGAAGTTCCTGACGGTTCATGTTCATTTAAGGATGATACGGTAGTCAATAGAAAGGATGCAATGTGCTGCATCGTTTGTGATTTCTTCAATCAAATCATCTTCATCATCTGCCTCCCAAATTTCACCGATATAATTCTCTGCAAGTTCCTCACTTGTTGGTGGTTCAAGTGAAGGATCGTAGCAACTGTCATCAACATCGAACTCAACAGAAATGATTTGGAATTGCATTAGTTTGTGGGAAAGTTTTTGCACACGGCATCACACAAAAGTCGGGTTAAATCTTCTTGGGTTTCGGGATACTTTCCCTCCCACATTTCCCAACAAAATGTTTCAACGATGGAATCAATGTCCTCCATAAGTTGTTCACGAGCACTCAACATTTCGAGTTGGTCCATCATAATTGTTTCAGTAATCGGTGTTTCCTTTGATGTAATCTTCTACGTCAAACTTATCATCTTTCTCCCATTCTTCCTTGTATTCGATGACATCAAAGATCTCGCCTGGCATGTCATTCAGTTCCTCGAAGAGAGTGTCAAACATTGGTTCGTTTTTGAACTTGAAACTACAATACACGATTTTGAGCACTGTGCTCATTTACTGTGCCACTAAAACTATTGGCACATATTGTTTACACTAACTCCTCTTTGAGTAAGTTATAACAACGATCTGCCTCAATGAGAACATCATCATCCAAACAATCCCAGTCAACATATTCATAAGCGTCACTGTTTGTCTCAATATTTCCGTTAGAATACAACGGATGATACATCAAAACCATGCCATTATTTGCATCCAAAGTGTAAGTGCAACCGTTCTTTTTTGATTTAACGAAAACCATGAAACTTTTTTGAACTTGAAATAACAATACCCCATCACCAGGGGCAATGGGGCAATCGGTGTGCAGTTCACGGATTGGCACAGGGTCTACGTAAACTGCAGGCATTCTCAATAACACAAACTAGTTGAGAATCAATAAGATCTTATTATTGAGAATAGAATATTAATACGTGCCAATCCACGAACTGGCACACTAGAAGAAGTCAGAGTAATCTTTGATGCTAATGTCGACAGTCTCGTCACCTTCCAACTCTAGTAGATCTTTCCAGTCAAGATCTTCTAGATCTAGATCATCATAACACATGATATCTAGTGTGACGCGAACCAGACGTTTCTGTGCGACCATGTGTGCCTGCATGACTCTCGTGCGTGATGTATACTAGATTATATCATGCATAATGCTTATACGCAAGTGCATCATAGTCTTGCGTATCTCGTGCATAATAATCATCGTCATCACGTGCATCATCATCTAGTGCATATGATTGCACCCACATCTCATATGTCTCGTCGAGATCATATAAACGTGCATTGTCATATGTATAGTCGAGATCGTAGTCGTCGTACATAAGCTCGTCGAGATTTTGTATGATGCTTTATGATTATAGTGTATTCTCGTCGAGATCGCAAGTCCCTATAATGCCTGATACTCGTCGAGATGCATAATAATATATATGTATTCTCGTCTAGATTATGTCATTATGCACACATTCTCGTCGAGATTCATTATATCATAATCTCGCCTAGATGTCTAGTCTAGATTTTATGAGACTGTGTGGGATCTGGGAAATTTTCGCTGCCCCGTGACTTGACAAACTGCGCGTCTTATGATACGCTCGCTAAACTTGCATAAGGCAGAGGGGTTTATAAGCATTTAGAAGGTATTAGAGGTATTATTCTCAATAAAACCACTTATTTATTATCAATTAGCAAGCACTTATTGAGAATCATAAAGAATTTGCCGGAGTCTTCAGGATTTGTACTGTATACTATCACTCTAGTAATGTATACTATATAATTCAGTGTGTATTCTATAACAAATTGGCACAGGGTATTATCTACGTCATCATCAACAGAAACAACGGACACAAGTACGTGGGTCAATCACTCCTATCCCAGAATAAGGTCTGGCAGCACCATATACAGAGTGCAATGCGTATGAGTCAGGAATCCTTACACAAGGCAATGCGTAAGGAAGGTAATCATAACTTCATGATTAAAGAATTAGATGATTGTCATGAAAGTGAATTAGATGAAAAAGAACAGTATTGGATAGATCAATATAAACCAGAATACAATGGTGATATAGAAATTATTGAGAAAGAAGATATAATAGAAGAAGTAATAGAACCTATAGTAAAGAAAGAAAAAGTCTCATCATTTAAGTTTGCAGAGAATAGAGGTAGTGGTAAGCACCTGGCAACTAAGATTATGAGTGTGAATATAGAAACAGGTGAAGAAAGAATATGGAACAGTGTGAGTGAAGCAGCAATAGAACTTACTGGTGATATAAAAAAATCAGGTAATATTAGTCGTGCAATGAATCATGGATACAAGTGTTATGATCATCTATGGAAGCGATTAGAGCAATCAAAACACAGTATTAAAGTTTATGGTGTGAATAAAAAAACATGGGAAAGAACCAGAACCTTTGAAAGTATAAGAGAGGCAGCAAAATACGTTGGTTCTGAGAACTGTATCCGTGAATCAATTCGTAATCCGCGTCGTAGATCTTATAAAGGTTATTACTGGTTCACCACTTCTTAACAGGACAACTGGCAGACTTTAACTTCACCTTTGCACTCATAAAACATCCACACTTCTGACACCTCTTCTTTGCATGTGAAAAGTGTTCGCAAACCTGACACATATCCCAACGTCTTTGTTCCTCAAATTCACTCACAAATAAATCATTTCCCATTGCGGCATCTTTTGCCATCTTCTGAAACAAATCATATAAATTCTTGGTCTGTTCTGGAAGTCCAGGAAACTCATTCTGTGACATGATACCACCCCGTGACGACGTACTTATTTCCCGATAAGACTAACCCACCACGATGTGCATGTGTTAATCCTGCTGGCCAAATTAACAGTGTTCCTTTCTTTGGTTGTATTCTTCTCTTATAATATAAAAACTCCGTCTCTCCTCCCTCATAATCATCATTCAAATATGCCATCCAAACTGCTGCTCTGGATGCATGGGCAATACCACTATTCTCATCGTGCCAAACATGATAACCACCACCAGCAGGTGTCTTCTGTACCTTTTGAGTCGTTGTATATAATGGCACTTGTTTCATATGACCAAAAACATGAGAGTACTCCTTCATACCCTCAATCAAATAATCATTTAAATCACGATCTGCCATTCGATTCATTCTTGGCGTCATATGTGATAAATCAATTGCCCAATCGAACCGTCCAGCATTTGAATTCTCAAACTGTTCGTCCTCACAATAGACCATCGAATTGACCGTCTGATGATAATCGAACTGTTCAATAATTTCATCACAAAAATCATCGGGAATCATGCCATCATAAACTCCGATAAAATCTTGATACGTTCCTTTCAGTGTGACTTCTTTCATTCGTTCAAGGTGTCTCTAGTGCCGCATACATTGAATCCATATTCATTCTGATCTCACGATAGTGTCTCTTCATGAATCCATCAAGATCATAGTCCCACTTTCCTAATGGACAACGATTGAATGATTCTCTTGCCTTTCCGAATAACTCACATCCACAATCACCACACCTGACATTCTCACTATCAAAGTGCTCACATTCCTTACAGGTATTCAACCGTGATTCAAAGACTTCATAACCAACACTGAAATCAGAATTTGACTCAACATAAGAC